CGTATTCTGCCAGGTCTTTCTTTTTTAGCGCATTTGCATACTCATCCGTAATTGCATCCCCATCTCTTTTTGGTTTCTCGGACATAATTACATCATCTATTTGCTTCCACGCATCGAATTTCGCCCAAAATTCGCGTTCTAAGCGTTTTTTATTTTCTTCTCGAGTCTTTATACTATTTTCGCGTTCTTCCCTTATACGGTCAAATTTGTGCTTCTGACGCATTGTCATTTTTTCGCCGATAGGATAACCAAGCGAAAAATCAGAATTAAGTTTTTCAATCGCGTCCTTAAATCCAAGGCCAAAATAGTCACGAACGAATGATATAACATCCCCGGACGCGCCGCAAGTGAAGCAGTGATAGCCGCCAGAGCCGGGATATATGTGCATCGACGGATGCTTTGTGTCCGCGTGGAACGGGCAGCACATTTTTCGCGATCGATTGATTGTAAAGCCATAATATCGCAGCACGTCCTCGGTCGCAAGACTGGATTTTATTTCTTCCGCGATAACCGATAGATAACTATACATTTTTGGTTGCCTCCCAGAAATGGTAAAAAATATGGGAATACCCGCAGGCCGAAAGGTAAAGCCTACGGGTACTCCCAAAGAGAAACCAACAAAAAGGAGATAAAAAAAGAAGGGAAACCACTCGTCCGCGTCGAACTCATGGACAATATTATAATACTACGTCGGCCGTATTACGTCAAGTAGTTTTTTTATTTTTTTTACATCCCCCATTGAATTCGTGGCACACACCGCCCTGATAGACGCAAGATGGTACAAGCAGCCCGGTAAACTCCGGGCACACTTTTAACACCTCGCGGCACATTTTTTTTACAACCTCGCGCGTTTCCGGGCTGGCCATGTTGCACAGCCGCTTGTTGGCGATGATTTGCAGCTCCTCCGCGTTTAGGTACCATATCATATCAACCGGCGCGTCCTGTGGGGCTTTCGTGCGGTCATAGTCGCTCTGCCGGTCGTTGCGCTGGCTCTTAACAAACGGCTGCGCATGAACGTGCCTGCACAAATGCACACTTACCCAATATGGAAAATCGGTGATGCGAAAAGCAAACTGCAACGTTCTAATCGGGCTATGCCGCGCCTCCAAAATCTCGCTTTTCCACGTCTGCGACGGCGGCTTGACTGGGTGCTTGCCCACGGTCACAAGGGTACATTCCTTGCAAAACATCCAGTCGGCGTCTGACGGATATTTAATCAGCTCAACGTTCATCGGCAAAACCTCTCTTCAAACGACGGTTTTGTGATATATCCCGTCAGATCGTCAAGACTGACGTGCAGCGCGTCTGCGATCGCGATCAACCTGTTTAGTGGCGGCGATACGCGCCCTGCCTGGTAATTTGACAGCGTTGCGCGGCTAATGCCAGTCACGTCATGCAGCCGATTGAGCGAATATCCTCTTCGCTCCCGAATCTCACGAAAGTTTTCAGTGAACGTCCCCATTTTTACCCTCCAGCTTTGAAATAATCTCGCGCATTCTGGGCGCAGAAACGCCCTTCTCGACGATTTTCCCGTTATTATAGATAGTATACCCACCATTCTCGAAAATGGCAGATACGCAAGTTTTTCCGGCTGTGGCGGCCGTTGAGGTCTGCGCCTTTTTGCTTTGCATCCGCGCGGGAATGTCCATCATCTCTGGCCTCTTTTCCTCCGTCCATGCGAGGCCGCAGAGATTCCAAATAGCGGCGATCAGATGATCTTCATCCGTCTGCCCGTCCATGTACTTAACTAGATGCCGCATTGCGCTGTCGGCAAAACTGTGGGCTGGGATGCCCTGCTCCCAGTTCCTTTCCGCGTATTTTTTTGCTCCGCCTTCGTAGTGTTTCGCAAGCCGAAGCAGAACGCACATCGGCAGCAGATCAAATCTCCCTTTGCCGTCGTGAATGTCCCTAACCGCCCCTGTACTAAACGCCGTTCTATTCCCGCTATCTTTAATCACTTTTTACCTCCACTTCGCCAAAAGCCTGCTCGAACGTTAGGCCGGTAACAGCAAGAATTTTTTTGATTTCGTCGATTTTAAGCGCACTTTTTCCTGCAAATTTTCCTCGCCATCTTTCGGTCGACCCGGGGTTGTAAACATATCCCATCATTTGCAGCAGCACGGTTGTGTTTACTCCGCTCCTATTCATCCAATCACGCAACCCGACATAAATGCACGTTTTTTCGCCGCAAAAACGGTAATGTTTTGCATTTACTCCGGCGCAATATTGCGATACGCGCTGCTTTGTAACGCCGAGCTTGTCTGCGATTTGCTGAAATGACATACCGTTTTCACGCATTTTAATCGCAGCTTCTCTGTTTTTTGTGTATCTGTAGTTCCCTTTTCGCTTTTCTTTTTTTACCTCCTCGCATCCCGTAGGTGTGCGAGTTTCAAAATTCACTTTGCAATCGCTCCTTTGCTTCTCGATATAAAATATCGTGTATTAGTTTTGGCGTTGTATCTGGATGGCAAAAAACAATGTGTGCATCATATCTTGCCATCCACGCGATCAAAGACGCGATCAGGGCTTGCGGCAGCATCTTCGACCGATATCGTCCGGCGTATGCTTTTTCCCAGCTCGCGCCCTCAATCAGCAGATACACCCGCTCCCCTGATTGCTTTAGCCGCTCGAATTCGTTCACGAACCTTTTCCGGTTTTGGCCGAAGTTTGAGCATATCTCGCTCAACGACATTTTGCGCTCCACGCAGCACGGTACGCGCCATTTTTGCTCGCCCGGAAGCACAAACACGGCAGAATAGTCGCCGCTATCCAGCTTCACACGCTCCCACGGAACGCCGAAGGAATTCCATCTTTTTACGGCCTCCGGCGTTTTGTGCTCTCGGCTATCGACAATGATAGTCATGGTTGACAGCGTTTTTTGTATTTCAGGTGGGGTCATTCAATCTTGGTCAAAACGGGAGGTCTCCGTCATCTTCTGCCGGAAGCTCTGTAAATGTCGTGGATGCCTGCACATTCTTCTTCAGCGGACGGTCTTTCATAGGCTTGTACTTGCCTTCGCGGACGGCCTTCGCGTCAAGAAACATACCGCATTCGGTTGTCCATCCGGTGTTACCATTAAATTCCCATTCGCGGTTACGGAACAAAACGCCGACGGTCTTGCCTTTCAGCCCAGTTTCGTCCCAGTCCCAATGATAGCCCGGATTGCTCTGCTCGATTGCCCACATCGCATTGCCAAACTGTCGCTTCTGGCTGTCAACCCACTGGTTTCTTTCATCCGGGACGGTCAAGCGGTAATTGCCTTTCCACTTTTTGTCCTCGTTCTGATTGTTCTTCCACTCTTCCGCGAAGTGGTTTTTGTGATCGCCCTCGGCGATGTCGAACGAAATCACAAGCTGTTCGCCCCACGAGTAGGTCTTTACCTCAGCGCCCATGATTTTAGCGACATAGCCGCCAGCCGGAAGAGGTTCGCTTACACGCATAGCCTCTGCTTTGTAACCATCAAATGCTTTCATTTTTACTTACCTCCGTATTATCAATTATTTTAAGCGGACACTTGCCGCCTACATACTTACCAGGATATGCCGTGGGCTCTTTGTTTAGCTGGCACATCCGCTCGTTGCTGGACAAGTACGGGCACTGGTGGCAGCTAATGTCTGCCGCGCCGCGCTTGTCAACGGGGAAAAACACATCCACCGTGGCAGTTGCGTGGACATAAGACGTGATGCCGGATTCGAAATCAGGCATCTTCGCTACCTCCCATCTGCCAGTACTCTCGGATTGCGTCGTCAACCGATTTTAGATCGTTGTCGATCAGGTCATTGGCGAACATCCCCATCGGGCTTTTCACTGTGTCCTGCCCGCTGTTGTGCGTTGCGAAGTAATATGCGCCATCCTGCACGACGGTTTTTAGCACAATCGTAAATTTACCCTCCAGCGTGACGTAGTTGTCGAGCATCTTCCCGATTGTTTTAAAGTGTTCAGATCCATCGTCCTTTTGATCGCTGTGGCCGATGAAATACACAATTTTATCATCTGGTAGCAGGCCGCACACATCAATCAAGCTATTAAAATCGCACGCGAAATCGGTGTACTTCTGGTATCCGGTGACTTTCGCGTTGCGCATAAATGCGTTGACCATCAGATAAGTTGCATCATCAATCACGATCGACTTTTGCGGCGCGGCCTTAATCGCCCGCGTGATAGCGGCGTAATTGTCGCTTTTGAACGTTTTCAAGTCGTTACGGAACGGCAACGGCTTCCCGGACACATTGACGATTGCAACATCGTCTCGGCCGAAGTTCCGCAGGCTTGTGGACTTTCCCGTGCCGCTCTGGCCGTACACCATGCAAAGCACTGCCATATAATCACCCTTTCTTTTTCTCGGCGCACCATTCGCCGAATCTCTCTTTTTCGCAAATATCGTCGATATTGAAAATAAAATCTTCCAGAAGTTTCATCTGGTAATACGCGCCGCCATCTCCTTGCTCATACCGAAGCACGAAGTCATAGTATTCTTTCAGCATCACCAGCTCCAGCGGCGTTCCGATTCTCTCCGGCACGGACGATTTCCAGCACTGGTCGAACATATATCTTGCGAACAGATTTTCGTCAAGCATATACGCAAGCGCTGTTTTCGGTGTAAGCATATCCGCCAGGCAGTCGAAGCAGTAACCGCCAAACAATTCATCATCGAGAAACTCTTCGCCGCATCTCGCGCAATGCATCGTCTCTCCGTATGCTTCTTTGCACACAGGGCATCCGTCGTGCCAGCCGTCATCCTCTTTCCATCTTGTCTGCTCGCCATCGTCGAAAACGTGGCCGCAGTTAAGACATTTGTACATTCTTTTTACCTCCTTTTTTCGAAAACGAAATGAACTCTTCTGCGGTCATTTCTGTTTCAAGCAATCCAAGATACAGGTCGATGCCTCCGGCCCTAATTTCTTTGATGCACCTTTCTTCTTCCCTTCCGCCGCTTTGGATATCAAAAGCTGCTGCGCGAAGCACATATAGTGCAAGATCTTTGACGCCGGACGCGTTGTCTTTCGCTTTTCTTGGCAAGATATCATCTCCTTTTCATGATTATAATATAAACCATTTTTGTTAAATTGTCAATACATTTCTCAAAAAATATACAAAATCCATACGAAATTCAGACCTTTACTTGCTTTCATTTTCCACCCGTCTGAGATACCATGAAATTAGAAACGAGGTGCTATCATGGCATATTACAATCCGTATATGAATCCTATGCAATATAACAATCCGTATATGGATAGGCTCAACGCGATGTCGACGCAGGGGCAGATGAACGCCCAGCCAAGCCAGATTATCCGCGTGAATGGCCTCCCCGGCGCGCAAGCCTATCAGATGGGCGCGAACGCTTCTGTCGCGCTTTTTGACGCGAACGAGGATTATTTTTACATCAAAAGTACTGACGGCGCAGGCTTCGCATCCATCAGGCGGTTCAAGTTTTCCCCGTGCGATGATATGCAGACAGCTTCCGCACCGGAAGATTACGTGACGCGCAAAGAATTCGACGAATTGAAAGGAATGGTGCTAAATGGCAAGCAGCATCTTCGGTGCGAACCCGATGCAGCAGATGCAGGCGGGAAATAACCCCATGCAGATGATCGTGCAATTCCGGCAGTTTGCAAAGTCAATGACGCCGCAAAAGGCCCAGCAGCAGATCGAGAAAATGCTCACATCCGGCCAAATGTCGCAAGCGCAGTTTGAAAGCCTGAAACAGCAGGCGCAGTCTTTTATGCAACTTCTTAAATAAAAAAGGGCGGCTGTCTCGCCGCCCTGATATAAAATTTATTTTAGATGTTCTCTCCGTTGGAGACGCGCATCATCACATCTTCGGTGATGTTCGTGTCTTGCTTCGAATTGTAAAAAATCGAACTCATCGAACCATCGCTGAAAAACGCGGCCTTTTCGTATCTCTTAAGAAGCGCTTTCGCGCTATCGCTTGTGCTCTTAAAGATGATGTCTCCGTCTTTGCTGGTAACAGTCATGTAATACTTTTTCATTTTATTTTTCTCCTTTGTTTAATGTTTTTTGTTGTTTCCCTCTCTGTGATTATATAATAGCACATATATTAGCAAATGTCAACACTTTTTTGATAAAAAGGTAAAGTTTTTTGAAAAATAATTGGGCGTGCACACCGATTATTAAATAAATTGAAAGGAATGATTATTCTGGATAATTACAGTCTTTCTGACCTTCGCGCTGCTGTCGATGGCGGTAATGACGGTTTCGATAATGGCGGTGCTTGGTGGATTATCATCCTGTTCCTGTTCGTCTTCATGGGCGGAGGCGGCGGCTTCTGGGGCAACCGCCAGGGCGAATTTGGTCAGTATGCAACTGCCGCCAGCCAGCAGGAGATTCTGTTTGGTCAGCAGTTCGGCCAGCTCAACGATCGTCTGAACAACATCGGCAACGGCATCTGCGACAGCACGTTCGCGCTTAACAACTCCATCACCTCGGAGGGGCGCAACCTGTCCGCGCAGCTCGCGCAGTGCTGCTGCGACAACCGGCTTGCCACGGCGAACCTGTCCGCGCAGATGAACCAGAACGCGTGCGACATCGCCACGGCGATCCATGCCGAGGGTGAAGCTACCCGCGCGCTGATTCAGACGAACGAGATTCAGGCCCTTCGCGACAAGGTTTCTAGTCTCGAAATGGACTCCCGCTTTTGCGGCGTTGTTCGTTACCCGATGAGCTATTCCTATAGCGCTGGCAATTCTCCGTTCTGCGGTTGCAACTCTTGCGGATGCAACAACATCTAATCTTTTTCGTGGTCTCACGAAAATGATAACGCCCTTTTAGGCGAGGTTATTGGGGCGGCAATAGCTGCCCCATTTTTCATATTATGAAAGGACTGATTATATGAGTAAATCTGCTATCTACACGACTAACACCAGCGCACCGGCAGTTGCTGTCGGCGATATCATCCCGGTTGGTAGCACCGCCCGACGTTATGGATGCAACATCAAGCAGGATGGTAATGCCATTACGCTTTGCGGCAGCGGGTACTACCTTGTGAATGTTTCCGCAACGGTTACACCGGCAGCGGCCGGAACTGTGTCTGTCACCGCACAGAAAGACGGCGTTGCAATCATTGGCGCGACTGGCTCGGAAACTGTTGCTGCTGCCGCGACAGCCGTAAACATTGGCTTGACTGCCATCGTTCGAAATGCTTGCGGATGCGAAAGTTCCATCCTGTCGTTCGTCCTTGGTGGCGCGGCATCAGTTGTTGATAACCTTGCGGTTACGGTCGTCAAACTGTGAGGTACGCTATGAAACTCATCGAAAAACTGTCGACAATGATCGACGAGGAGATTGACGATGCGGGGAAGTACGCAAAGTGCGCTGTCAAGTACAAGGATGAACGCCCTGAACTTGCCAAGACATTTTACGACCTTTCTACCGACGAGTTGCGCCATATGGCGCTGCTTCACGCGGAAGTTGCAGATGTAATCAAGGAGTACCGTGCAAAGCACGGAGAGCCGCCAGCGGAGATGCAGGCCGTATATGACTATTTGCACGACAAGCAGGTAGATAAGGCGCAGGAAGTCAAAAATATGCAGGCTATGTATCGCGAGATGTAAAGATAGTATATACATATGATCGACTATTCCGAAATCGAAAAGACGCTGCTCGAATCTGAAGCTAATTACGATACATCTTTTGCGGCATTAACCAAAATTGCGCCGTTGTACTGCGCGATGCTTTATAAGATGTTTTCTTCAAAAACGGCAATTTCCCAGCCAGAACCGCTTGACGTGTCAGGTGATAGCGATTTCTTGTCTGCGGTTTCCGGCAAGAACAGCGTCGAGATTTTTGCCGTTATGAATGAATTGATGGATACCATTAAAATCATTAACGGAAAGTTATACATGGCAGTCATGAAAAAGCTGGACGCAATCGAATAAAAAATAGCCGCCTATAATGGGCGGCTATATTATTTGATATGTCTGTATAGCTTGTTCTGCGCCTTATACACGATAGTTTTCGTGTGCTGCGTGCTCAGATCAAATTCTGCGGCCAGTTGTTCAAACGTGCGGCCATCGAGTAACCTGCGTTTCAAAATTTCTCGGTCACGTTCGTTGAAAATATAGCTGTCAATCAAATGCTCCCATCGCTGTCGGCTAAAATCGAATTCGTCAGTCGGTTTCGGCAAGGTAAATTACCTCCATGTTGACCATCTTTGCAAACTCGATTTCACGTCGCACGCCCTCGCTCACCTTGGATGCGACGATTATGGCATCACACACCGATAGCAAATCAAGGCACAACTCCATTTCCTGTTCATATCCAATTTCGCCGTATTCCATGTGTGAAAATGCAAGTAGTGGACAAATATAGCAGTTATTTTGGTCTGCCATCTGCAAATCATGCGTGATTTTTGCAGCCTTGCGAACATTTTTCGGGTCGCCCTGATAGCAGTGCGAAACATAGTACACCATATAATCACCTCACATCGTGATAACGATATCCTTGCGTTTCCCGCAAAGCGTCATTGTCTGCAAGGCATGAGATGATGGGATAAGCATTTTCTGCGCAGCATATCCGCCAAAGTCAAGCCAAGCGGTTGAAGAAATTACCTTAAACGGCTTGAAACTGATTTTATTGTTAAACTTATCAACAACGATTTTCGCGGGCTGTGAAATCATCGGCTTGTGAGTGTGACCGACAATTAGCGCGTCAACGCCGTCGAGAACATACCCAAAGCGTTCGTTTCGATTGATTGTTCCGCCAGACAGAATGCCGCCACCAGAACCATGCGTGACGCAGATGCAGTAAGTCGGGTTTTTCTTACCGTCACCGTTCAGCTTGCCAATCTGGATTTTTACAAACGCCATGTTTTCTCGGTAAAGGTGCTCTAAATCCAGTTTGCACATGATATCGTACATCGGATCATCATCAATATCTTTTCCGCTTCTGCGTTCGTGGTTGCCGCTGACCGCGCACAAAATTCGATCAGAAATTGGTTTTAGCATTTCCGCCATAACCCGTTTTTGCTCTCGCGGGCGCATGGTTTCGTCGAAAACATTCCCAACCGAAGTTTTTACGCTGTTGTTAATCAAGTCACCGCCGAGCGTGATATAAACATTAGGTGTTTTTTCAACCATAGCGCAAAATTCGCGCCATTCTTTCGCCATGTGTTCAGCCGCGCCAAGATGCACGTCGCTGATTGGGATAATGGTCAAATCTTCGTTTTTGTGGAATCGATGCTGAATGATTTCGAAATCGGAAAGCATCATTTGCCCCCTTTCTTTTTCTTTGGGGCTTTTACGCGGCCAGTTCCGTGGCAGATATTACACTTGATATAGCCGGAGCTGCCGCCTGTTTTTCGCTTGCGCGTTCTAATGATTGTTTGTTTAGCCATTGATTATATCGCCGTCATTCCCGACGTAGTTATTATAACCGTCGTCGTTTTCTTGCGTGATGGTAACCGAATCTTAAAATTGCGATTCATAAGCAATCCAAAAAATATTTGTGCCTACAAGCAAAATGATTGTCATAATCAGTGCAATCCAAAGCCGTTTAATAACGCGCTCTAGCCGAGACATTACCCCTTCGTGCACAACATACGGCACATTAGGCGGGCTCTTTTTTGCTTTGCAGGTGTTACAATCCGGCATTTTATCAGCCTCCCAAAAATACTTTAATCAGCAGCGCAATGATACCGGCGCAGATGCCGGTTGTAAGCCAGTTATTTACCTTCATTCGCTCTTCCAGCACAGCGAACCGTGTCGCGTCGTTTGCCAACTTGCCGCCGATGCCGTTTGTCACGTCGTTGCACTCCTCGCGTGTAACAAAAATCTTTTCCAAGCGCTCAATATCGCTCTGGTCAATCATGGTAAAAATTCCTCTCTATTCAAAATATATCAAAAAAGGGCGTGAAAATCAATGGAAATCTTCACGCCCTATATTATTTATTAGTATTTTTTAGGCTTGTCATAGCTCATAGCCCGCACGCTGTCGCCAACTCCGGCCGTCGTCGGGTCAACCACGATGCCGAGCAGACACAAAATGTTGATAACCATGCTGATGATCGTCGTCACCTGATCCTGTGACACACGCGGCACGACACCGCACACACCGAGCACCTGATACACCAGCGCCACCAGCGCCATGACGAGCGCGGTCAACGTCGCTTTGTTCTGTAATCTAAGTTTCCAGTTGATGTTCATATGTAGTCCCTCCATCACTTGTTTTCGTCGATCATCCGCTGGCACACGATCAGCGTGCGCAGCATGTCCGGCGAGAGATCCAGCTCGCCGCGTTCATTGCCCCGCAGTGCGCCGCGGTCGATGAGCCGCTGCGCATCGCTGCGCGCCCACGCGGGTATGTCGTCGATTTTGTTGTATCGTGTCATGGGTTCTTCCTCCTCTTCGTTCGGGTGTTCCGGCATCAGCATAGCCTGAAACGCCGCCCACTGCGCCGGGTCATCCACCCACGGCATGGGGCAGCGCTTGCCCGTCACGTCGTAGTGCCGCAGCACGTGGTCGGTGTCGATGCCATAGCGCTGCATGATCTCCCGTGCCAGCGCCGCGGCGTTTGCCACGGTCTCCGGCTTGATGTAGTAGCTGCCATCGGCGCGCTTTCGGCTGCACATCTCAATGCCGATGCTATTGGCGTTGCGACACTCTGGATGCCAGTACGCCCGAGCGCCGCAGTGCCACGCCGTGTCGCCCTCTCGCACGGACTGCATCGCGCCATACTCGTCCACAAAATAGTGCGCGCTCGCCTGCAGGCCGCTCGCGCGGTGATAGTAATCGCAGTTGTTACGCGCGGTGTCGCCGTTGTTTGCCGTGTAGTGCATCACAATGTACTGCACCGGCCGTGTGCGCCCAGAACGGTAATTGTCCGAGTTGCAAGCAATGAATTCCATCAGCTATTCGCCTCCATTTATTTGTACTTGCCCATGACATAGTAGCTGATCTGCGGGTTATTAACCGTCGCGTCGGACGCCCTAACGCACTGATATGCCGGGGCGTGCGTCAACCTTGTGCCTATGTCGTTCTCCGTGTTTGTGGCAAGCCAGATGTTTCCGCTTCCAACTGTTGGCGTTGCCGACACGATTGGGCTTTCGATAAAGGCAAACGGATATGCGCGAGCTTCCTTGTTTGATGCAAGGCCCATCCACGATGCGGTATATAGCGAACCCCATGTCTGCTCTGTCATTACCAGTTTGTCCGTGTCGAACGTAGCCCACATCTCTGCGATACCGGACGCCCATTTACGCCAAACCCATTTACCGGTCGTGCCCTGGTCGATAACATAATCAACACCAACGCCGCCGGAATCCCCACCGAAAGAGCCACTAGCCCCGCCGCCAGACGAGATAATGCTCGTGATGCTGCCCTTTTTTGCTCCAAGTGTGATTCTCGAATTTGAAATCCGCACCAAGTCGGTCGAAATGTTATTTACCACCATCTCCGCATCAATCCCATGCGGGGGAGAAAGCACACGAACAGAATCACCGACTTCAAACGACGAAATTGCTTTATCGAGATTGTGCAGGTCAATCGCTGTCAAGGCGATGGTGTTGTTCATCGCGGCGTACCGGGTTAGATACGCCTGCCCATACGATTTTACAACAGACGGATCGTCACTGTCAACCTGTATTGTTTTATCCACGCGCCCATAGCGCAATTCGACTGCTTCGTTTTGCAGATACGCCTTGCCGTCGTTAACGCTTGCAATCGTAAGCCCATCTTTGCCAAGCGGCCAAACTCGTGTTACGAGTGTACCGACTTCGAGCTGCCCCTCGATATTAACGAGATTCGAGCCAAACGCGATTTGCTGGCTGTTTTCTTTTCCGATTGTTTTTGTGTAATTGATATACACATCGCCGCCGATGTAGGATGCCCAGATATAGCCTCCCTTTTCCGACCTAAGCTCTTTCAGCAGCTCAAAAATGTTTTTACAATCGCTACTGTGTGAAACCGAAAATGTTTGGCTTTCAAACCCAGTGACTTGTCCGACTTTGATTTCCTTGTCAGCAGCAACACCATCGTTGTAATTTTTTACAATAGCCGCAACATAGCTTTCAATCCCACGCGAAGAAACGGTGAATGGCTCTTTGATGACATCGGCCATCAACGCGATCATGCCATCGCAGCTTACGACGGTATCACCGCGAAAATTTTTGCTTACGCTTGACGCAGTGCCACGGAAGATTTCCACACCATCGGATTCCAGCTTAATAACAGATGTGTGCGGTTCTACCCGCGATGCCATGCCATTTGACGGCGGCAGAGTGAATTCAAGCGAGCTGACCGCGTTAATTTCTTCCGTCAGCGAGCCGGAAATAATTTCTCGGCCGCTTATCTGCGTTGTGGAAAAAAGCAGGGCTTCGTCTACATAGCATACAAACATTCACAAGCGCTCCTTCATGTACTCAATTTGCAGCGTTCCGCTTTTCCCGTCAGCCGTTGCGATGATGTCAGCCCCACCGCGTGGTATGACAAAATACGGGTTCATCGACGTGTTCGCTTTCAGCACTGTAGAAACGTAACTGCGGTTTTCGTCAAAAACGTCTATATTGATATTGTACGCTCTCCCAATATACGTCGGTGAAACAACGCGGTCGCCGCCATCGATGTGCGTTGATTTCCATTGCGCCAAGGACAGGCTAACAAACAAAAATCTTGCACTGCTGGACCAAGTGGTGAACACAAGCACCACGGCCGTTGACGGCGAAATAAATGTTGTTGGCTGCTTGATTTCGCTTTCCCCAATTATGTCCCCTGTTTTGCTACCAGCGCGAATTGTTATATATGAGTTTCCATAAATTCCTTTAACGTCGAGGTTATACTTAGACCCAGCGGTCAACCCTGTAACAGTAAGATATAAATAACCTTTTGTGGCAGACTTGGAAATGGACATCGAAATGTCGTGACTGCCGCTCGAATTTTCCGTATAGCTATAATTTACAATGCCACCGATTGCATATGTGTCGATGTTCGCGTCTCCTTGTGAAGCCGGCATAAGGTCGCTTGTATTGTATACAGGTATTTCCACCGTTGTTGCGCCAGACACAGGCTGTCTAAATGGATTCGCGTCAATCGTCAGCGTTATGGTGCGAAAATCATGCTGATAATCGTCCTCAATGTCCGTCAGTCTGCCGTAGTAGTAGTACCCGCTGGTCGTCTCAAACCGGCAGTCTACGATCTGCCCGAGATACTTTCTGCGCAGTGCGTCAAAATCATAAGTAGAGCCAGCAATCTTACGCAAGGTGACTTTGATGTCGCGGTTGCCGTAATGGATGCCCTGCACGCCAGAAAAGTCGAGCACGCCGTCATATGTGTTGATGTCTACCGTGTCCGTTTTTACCGCCGGGTTGTTGATAGTCGCGGACACGACTGCCACTTGCTTGCCGGTATCGGGCACAATCTCGTCCCATATGCTAGAGCCGTGCAAGCGCATCATAAACGTCAAAAGTTTACCCATTAGGCCATCGCCCTCCTTTCGTTACCAGCGTAGATGCTACCAAGTCCCTGATTCATGCGATCAGAGATGCCTCCGACGAGTGTGTTGCCATCAAGATAGATACCGATCTTGCTAATCTCGTCATGGATAGCCGCACGGACGTTGTTTTGCGCGCTACCGGAAGCGGATACACTTGCGCTGACCGTGCCAACGTCAAATCCGCTTTTGATACTATCAACGGCACTACTGACAGCAGACATCATGCCTGGCATACCAGCGTCGATGCCGTTCGCACCGCCGTCCATGACGTACTGAAACACCTTCTTTGACCACTTAGACGGCGAATGCTCATCGAAGCCTTCTTTGCCAGTGAACCAGCCCTTGATCTTATTGACAACGCCCTGAACCTTGCCCTTGAGCCACTCGACCTTATCTTTTATGCCGTACCAGATTCCCGTCAGCAAATCCGAGCCGATGTTCTTCCAGTTAAACTCCTTGAATGCATTCACAATCGCCAAAAAGATTCTGGGCAACTGCGTAACCATGTTCGGGATTGCCTCGATCATGCCCATGGCAATAGAAAGCGTGATTTGAATGGCGGCGAGTATGATTTCATCAAGATTCGACAAGATTCCATTAACGATCGCCATTGTGATGGTCGGAATAGCCGCAACGAGGCTGGGGATGGTGTCAAGAATTCCGTTTACAAGTGACATCAAAATTTCGACGCCTGCATCAATAATTTTGGGGAGAGCCACGATCAAGCCAGCTACAAGATTCCCGATGATAACAGGAGCAGACTGGACAATAATCGGCATCGCGTCCATGAAACCATTCACTAGCGATAAAATTATCTTAATTCCGTCTTCCACGATAAACTGTAACGTCGACGGATGCGAAAGCTGCTTTGCAAAAGTATAACAAAGATTTGTAGCGGCTGGAATCAACTTTTCAGTGAACTTGGAGATCCCGTCTATAAGGTTATAAACAATATAACTGCCGGATTCAAAAATCGCATCGGATTTCGCCGTGACACCGTCGATTAGTTCAAGGACAATATCCCCCGCAGAAGAAACAAGTATAGGCAAGCTGCCGACGATGCCGTTCGCAAGTGCCCCGATCAAACTTGCGCCAGCATACACCACATCTGGGAGCGCATTAACGATTGTATCAACTGCAAGTGGGATTATGCTTTGCGAAGCTGACGACACAAGTTTCGCAACGCCTTTAATTGATGTTTCAATTCTTGGGATAAGGTTGTTCCCGGCTATAACAGCACTGTCGACGAAGTTGTTTACAAGCTTGTCAAAATCCTGATTATCGTCAGCAATACCGACAACAAGGTTTTTCCATGCGGATTTCATGGCGTTCACAGAACCTTGAATTGTCTTTTTGGCTTCTTCCGCAGTCGTTCCAGTGATGCCCATTTCCGTCTGAACCACATGGATTGCATCCACAATATCCGCGTAGCTGGAGATGTCGTACTCAACGCCGGAAAGTTTCTGCGCGTCAGAAAGAAGACGCTCCATTTCTTCCTTCGTTCCGCCATAGCCAAGCTTCAAGTTATCCAACATCGTGTAGTTCTGCTTGGCAAAGCCCTGATAGGCATACTGGATCGAGGACATATCCGTACCCATTTTATTGGCGTTATCGGACATATCCGTGATTGCCATATCCGCATAATTTGCAGCTGCCTCGGTATCTCCGCCAAGGGACTGGAGCAAAGATGCCGAAAACGACGTTACGGTTTCCATATACTCGTTCGCGGAAAGACCAGCGGTTTTGTACGCGTTGTTGGCATACTCCATAACCGCATTTTGGCTTTCTTTGAAAAGCGTCTCCACGCCACCAACAAGCTGTTCGTAGTCGCCGTATGACTTTGTAGCCGCAGTTGCCAAAGCTGCGACACCACCAGCAGCAGCAGAAACAGCAGCGCCGACAACTTTAGCTGTCACGCCAAGTCCCTTACTTACTTTGCTGCCAAGACTGGATGTCTTTTTCCCGACATCATCAATACCTTTTTCCGCCCCTGATGTGTCGGCTCCAATTTTAATAAAAAGGTCAAAAAGATTCAATCTTTCACCACCAGACCACAACGTTTGACAACATCAGCCGCGATTTCTTCTGCCGGACGATTGTCCACCGACTTCGGATTCACAATGTCTTCAAACTTTGCTTTGATAAATTCCCCGCCGTTAAAGTTTGCGGTGTTTTTGGTAATCATCCGCAGACACTCGGCGGTGTATAGACGATAGGCTGATTGCTCAAGCCTACTTTTTACTAATTTAGGCAATAAAACAATCAGCCCATGTGCACTGCATTTAGGCGCGCCCGACAGGAAAATCAGGCATTCGTCTCCACCGGCGCGCAGGATTTGAAAAAATCGATCATGTCCTTGTCTGATACAAGCTCCTTGACCTGTTTCATCGTGGTCATGATGTTCTGGCTCGCAATGTCTTTGACAGCGCAGCCATTCACAGCCGCGAGGATACCAAACACATCGTCGCGGTGCTTTTTTAGAATGATCGGCATGAGCGTGCTAATCTTCTGCACGCCAAAAGTATAAAGTTCCAGCCGAGACAGTTCGCCAGAGCCATCAATCTTGCTTTTAAGCTCCACCGCGAGTTCCTCGTCTGTCAGGATGTTGAGCACATAAGCGCCAGCCTCGCAAAGCACGTCTGCCGCGCGAGAAGTATCAAGATCAGAAAGTTTCATAATAATTTGCCTCCTTAAATTATTACGTCAAGCAGTCTCGGCCGTGCCAGCCTTGACGTAAATTTCAAACGGGACGGTTTCCTGCGCATTCATCGAATAATGAGCTGTGTACTCAAACGCCATCTGACCTTTAGCTTTGTCGGCAGTCTGAAGCTGGAAGCCGCCAGTAGAAAGCGCGTTCATAAGCTTGATTGCCACATAGCCGCCGTTCGTCTCGCCGTTTTTGTCGGAGTAGTCGCCCACAATCCAAATGTCGTCAAAGTCCGCCTGCGCAAGATCATTGCGTGGCGTGACCTTCGCCGTATCGGTCGTGCCGATATCAGCAGCGCCAAGCAGAGACTTAGCGACGGCGGTGTCAAGTGTGACATAAGTTCCGGAGCATTTTGCTTCCCAACTGTCAAGCTTCTTGAGTTCCTTCATATTTTTCGGGCAGTTGTCGATATCCTCGCCGAAATCGGTATAAGTCGGTGTTGCGGTAAAATTGATGCCGCCAGTGGTCGCGCCAATCTGGCCGCTTTCGCCAACCGTACCGGTTGCCGGTGTGAAATCGCTGCAAATGATAGCTGCGTTAATCTGCAGCTTCTGGAAAGTATCAGAAGGAATTTTCGTGAATTTCAAATTGCTTTCATTCCTTTCGTTAAATCGTTGTGACGTATTCAGCGGTAAGATTGAAATACTTTCGCCGAATGTCCCTGTCATCATCCGGCATATTCTGCGCGAACGGGCTTCCGCGTTTCAGCCAAATCGCGCCGTCGTCGCACTCAATCCACGCGCCGCTTTCAGGGATTTTAGTTGCAATTTCCCGTGCCTTTGCGTTGCATTTTTCCCAGCTTGTATCTCGATACCAAATGGACACAGTTAACGCACATTCGCCGTCACGAAAACCGCCAGTGACAACATTATAAGTCAGATAGGGCAATTTTGCGTTGTCCGGCACAGTGTTTTCCTCATGAGGCGGAAGAAATTGCTTATAGAAATTGTAAAGTGCTGCTTCTTTTGTCATTTTCCGCATCACCTTATCAAGTAGGCGTAAATTCCTCGGCAGTCACCTGCGCGACCTGAAAACTAGATCGCGCCGGTGTCTGCACATCGTCGCTGTCAGAGGTGACGCGAAAGATTTTACCATCCTCCAGCCGCTTGAAAACGGTGTGATAGGTCAGCGAGACCGGTTTGTGAACCGTGACCGTATAATTGGAAGTCACGCCCGCTTTCTGCGCGGTGAGTGCCTCCATGCTGTTATCGCATACAATCGCGGCCTTGAATGTTGCGCCATCTTTCCAGATAACGTCATATCCGCCCTCTGGATTATCATGCGTCGTTTTGTCGAGAAACACGCAGTCTCTCATGCTTTCTTCCAACAGCGACATTAGATTTTCCTCCATCTGTTAAGCTTCGGCGCGAACACGGCCTGCCACGAAAGCGGGGCGCCCGTCTCTGCGTCGGTTGCTTTTGTGTAAGAATACCCGCCAAAAGATTCAGACGTGTACGGCGAAGCGCCTCCGCCGTCTGCCTTTTGCTTGTATTCATCGATTTCCCCAGCCAAGGCCAAAAACGCCGGAGGCAAGCGCATAGGCCATACTTCCCCATCAAACACCTCGTCCGTCAAATCCGGCGCGGGGTGCTGATGCACTCCGTCGTTAAAGACGCTCCCAACAACACGGAAGTATTGTCCTTCCGCGAGATAGTCAAGCGGCGCGAGAACGCCGTTTTTGACTGAAAAAGTCCCTTTATGCTTTGCAGAATCATCGCAAAAATAATTCCGGCAAATAGCACACATATCATCCAACAGCATTTCTCGCACCGCCCTTTTTCAAATTTTTATTAGCCGCCAGCTTTCGGCTTGAGAACAACGCCGTTCAGAGCCGCAGCCTTGAGCGTGTTTTTAAGAACAACGCCAGCGACAAGCTCGACCTCGCCCTTCTTGACAGCGCCCGGCTGAGACATATCCGGCATGAAGGTGGAAATCACGCTCGTGCCAGTCGGAGAAATGCCGTGGAAACCATCAAGGCCGATGCTAACAGCATAAATGCTGGAAGTGCCAGCAGCAGAAGCACTCGGCGTAGAAGTGCCAATAACGTCGACAGAGGAAGCGCCGTTGTAATACTTGCCCATGTCAAACATCGGGATACCAGCGAACATTTCAACCACGCGGCCAAAATCGTCCTTCGTGCGCTCATAGTAGCCAACTCTGCGAGCAGCGGCGCGAGCTTTGAGCAGCATTTCACCGTTCATCAGCAGCATGGTCGCGTCACCATCAAGCGCGTGAACAAGCTGGTCAAGCTGATCGACAAACGCATTAGCGTTGCTGGTCACCTTCGCGGAATCAGACAGATCAATGTCCGTCGTAAATTCGTTCGACGTGCCGTTAAGCAGCTTTTTCAGGCCATCAAAAGTGTTGGTGACATATCCAGCACCGGAAGCGGCAGACGTGCCGTTGATAACAAGATTGTGGAAATAGTTGCTCGTCGCCTTGATTTTCTGCTGTGCCTGGAAAGCAAGCTCATCAATCGCGCCGGAAGTTTCCTGAAGTACGCGGTCAACCTCAAAAGAACCGCCCATGATAACGGCCTTTGCGGTCTTTTCCTCGCGCTTTGCTTCGCCAGCAGTGTACTCGCTGCCAATGGTTCGAACCGAAGCCGTGCTCGGGGTCTTAAGCTGGATATAGCCATAAGTCAGTGTAGAGCCACCAGTGCCCGGAGAAATAGCGTTATCAAACACGAGATTATCAAGCAGGAGAGAAGAACGTCTAAATTCGTCAACCACCATCTGGTCAACGCGGTCAGCCATGCCAACCTTTGCTTCCACAAGAGTAATAGACATAAATTATTTATTCCTTTCGATCATATTTTTCGCGCAGCGCTTCTGCCAGCGTTTTCGGCGTATTCTTCGCGCCGTTATTTGCGGGTGGGTTATCAACCTTAGCGCCGGTCGCAGTTTCAGTCACGATGAAATCAGCCCACTCGGTCTTGATGTTTTTCGACAGGGCGTCAACATCTTTGATATTCCCCTGCTCGTCAAGCTCCACGCCGTCAACGTCCGAAACTTTCAGAACGCTGTCAATCCGCTTTTCGGAAACGCCTGCATCTTTCAACATTTTGCGATAAGCCGCCAGCTTTGCACCATGCGTTTCCTTTGCGGTCTGTGCGCTCTTGTAATTTTCAAAATCTTCTTTCAGCGCATCATATTTCACCTTGTAGCTATCCTTGCCATTTGCTTCAAGCTGCTTTTCAGTTTCGCTCAGCTTTTTCTGGATGCCCGGCAGCTTATCAGCATCGGCTTTATAGCCGTCGCGCTGTTCCTTTAGCGCGTCAACGGTTTCGGTGTGCGCTTCAATAATCTGATCAATTTTTTCGTCTTCAATGCCCATTGCTTTAAGCATTTTTCTCGTCAAACTCATTTCGCAGTAACCTCCATTTACTTCGGCGGCATTGCCCTGCCGTTAAATTACTGTTTGTTTATTTCATTATACAGCCTGTAATATTTTTTGTCAAATGGTAGCTGTCAGGCGTTTTTCATGCTTTCTTCCAGCAGACGCTTATATTCGTCTCTGTGCTCTGTTGCGGATCGTTTAAGCATATGATTCGCTTTTTGTTTTTGCGTCCCGTTCTCTACGAAAATTCCATAATTTACGTTTGTTCCAATGTAAGTGGCTAATTCATCATTATCGACGGCGTGTGTCATGCTATTCCGAAGGCGGCCTGTTCTGACAGGTGTATTATCTTTCGCATACGTTTCCGCTTTCATGCCGATCGCTTCTAATCCGCGAACGAGCGCCCTTTTCATAGCGGCAACGACCTCTGGGCTGTTGTCCTCAAAAATAACGCTGCTCATCGTCGTACTCCCTTTCTAAATCCGGCGATTTCGTAACCCAGAGCACACCGGCAGTTATACACGTTTGCCCCGCCTGCAGCCGAGTCGCCTGGAAACATGATTTCTCCAACGGAATTTACAAACGGTTCGTCTAAATCTTTCAGAACGCCATCAAGCTCTGCGTGCCAATCACGTGTACGGTTATCTTTTGTCGCAATCCATCGCCTTTTTACATCAATTCCAGCGTCACGCGCGCGATATAGCATATCCATTCTGCCTTTGTTTTCCGCGCCAGTTACCATCGTTCTTGCGTTTCTAATAGCGGATTCGGCATTCATGCGCTCAACCTTTTGCAACCGCTCGGCGATCTCAGGCATACTTTCACCCTGCAAAATCCCTTGCAGGACCTCGGAATTCATTTTTTTTGTATTCCATCGCTTGTCTTTGGCGACATCCAATTTTCTCGTCGGCAAAATGGATTTGTCGGATTTGATAAGATTTGCAACCGTTCCAGCGTCAACAAGTTCAAACGTATATTTCGGAACTTCTCGCGCAATCTGATTGCCAAAAAAATTATAATTTGTTGCATAAGTTTTTGGCAATTCGCCGTTTATATAAGCAATAGCCGTTTCGTTTACTTGCGAAATCTCTCGCGCCGTGCGCTCTACCATGCGTTTATAATGATCGCTCATCAACGTTTGTTCTCGCTGCGCAGACGCAAGCTCTTTCCCTGCTTTTTTTATCGCGTCTCTATCCCCGGATTTTTTAGCTGCATCATATGCGTCTTGCAAAGGCTTGATTTTCTTTGCTGATTCCGACATATATCTATTCCAAGACTTTTGCACTTCAACGTGCGCGCGCGAGTAGATACCACGGAGCTTGCGCTCCATGGCATCTAACTGTTTATCCGTTTTCCTATGCGCGTAATCTGGCATTTATTTCACGCCCATTCTTCATCGCGGTAATTTGGCGGATCGCAAGAAACAAATTCCATCAGCTCTCCGCCTCCCATTTATAAAATTTCCTCGTTCTTGGTCACTACGGCTCCGTCGCCCGTGCCCTGAGCAGAGAACACAATATAGCCAATGTTGCCATAGTCGGCGTAGCTGGGATTGAGCACTATCTTGTAGTATTTGTCGCCCAGCTTTGTCACGGTCGCCATACCGGACAATGCTGTGTACTGCTTGCAGAAATAGCAGCCGCCCGTAGCACCCGAAAAAGCACCTAAGCGCTCATGTCCGCTGCCTTCGAGCGTTGTGCCCTTGACATAGATGACATCAGACGGCTGCAATGCGATAGCACCGGTACACCAGCAGGCTGCATCTGTGCCATAGTACGGCTTTGCCGAGGACGCATATGCGCCATTGCGATAGCCTTTCCCATCCCATACGCCGCTCTTCGTGCCGGGGTCTACGGCTGTCGGCAGCACGTTGGTATAACTCGGCACATACACCGCCGCCGTGATGGTAATCTCAATATTTCCGCTGACGTCCGGTATGTTGATAACCCCGTCTGTGTAGTACAGCGCCGTTACATCCGTGCCGCCCATCTTGACCATGACGGTTGCACCATTGAGCACATAACCGTTGCTGGCAGTAATGGTCGCGTAGTAGGCATCGCCTTCTGTTACGGTCGTTGCAGCGTTGCTGCTGGTGCAGCCCGTGAGGGTATTGGTCACGGTGTACTCCTGCGGCGGCACAGCGACTTCTCCGGCGTCTCCGGAGATCATAGCCGCGCGAAAAGCGTTGATCTCCGCAGCTGTAATCCCATTTGCGACCGCCCACGCCACCACCTTCTCATTGTCGTTCTCCCCGGTGTAGGTGTCCCGGAAGTATTTGATGAGCGGGTACCATCCATTTCCGTTGGCAACAGTGTAGTTTGTGTTCCGGAACCGCTTGCCGTCTGCCTCGTCTGAAAATGCCGTCAGTTCATACTCCTTATCCTTGTCGCTTTGAGATACACCAAGAAGCGAAAGCAGGAGGTAGGCGATTGTCCCCGTCCGGTCTGCGCCGCTCATGCAGTGGAAATAGCATGGTTTGTTCGTGGCTACACAAGCCATCACCTTTTTAAGGACTGCTACCGTCCGGGCTGAGGCTGCGCTGGTGCTGACTGCGTTGGCATAGAAATCCAGCGATTGATGGAAATATTCCACGCCTGTACCCAGCGGTGAAGTTGTGATGCCTCCCGTCTCGCCGTTGTTGCGCAGGTCAATATCCGTTGCAACGCCGAGCCAGTCTACAATCGTTGCCTTGTCGGCATCTGTGATGCTGCCAAAATGGCCGCCACGAAAGATTTTCCCGTATTTCACGCGGCCACCGGTACAAGCCCAGCCGCCCAGATCGCGGACATTCCAGACGCTTGGTGTGTAAATCATGCGAACACCGCCCTCGGGCACGATCTTGTAGGTTTTCCCGCCGAAAGCGAATGTGCCGGCCTTCAGCGGCTCCATGTTGTAGATCACGACAGCTCCGGAAACTGCGTCGCTTCTGGTCTTACCGCCCTGCGCAACCGTGAGTGCGGTGTTGGCCGGAACTTTGATTTCCAACCCATCCGGTTCTTCCTTGCTGTAGGCCGTCGTAGCCGAGTAATACGGCGTGACCTTCGTAACGGAGTAATCGCCGGCGTTTTCGGTGTAATCTACATCGGCAATAAACTCCGCCGCCGAGAGGTTCATCTGACGGTATTGGACAGTGTTTTCTAAGCCGTCATCCACAATGGGGCTACTGGGGATAGCCGCGATAGCCGCCGCCATATCACCAATTTTATAGGTGGTCTTTTCACCGTTTTTCTCGCGGATGGCAGCGGCAATGTCCTGCACGGCCGCTTCTTGGTAGAGCTTTTTCAATATGCCACCTCCGTGCCGTCCGGGATCGCCGCAAGCACGTCGTTTACGATCTCCTGCTTGTCTGCCGCAGTCCAGTAATCCGCGCCTCTGATAGGGGTCTTGCCCGGCGTGCCGGGGTCGCCCTTTTCGCCATCCTTGCCGGGTGCGCCAGCAGGGCCGGTTGCACCTGCATCACCCTTAGCGCCGGTTGCTCCGCGCGACGGCTTACCTGTATCGGTGCTGCCAACGTACCAGTTGCCATTGTCGCCGATATGCGGCGTGAGCCCGTCCGCACCAGCAGCCCCCGGTTTGCCATCCGCACCGTCCTTGCCGGGCACGCCTTGCGGCCCGGGGTCACCCTTGTCGCCTTTCACGCCATCCTTACCCGGAGCGCCAGCCGGGCCTTGCGGTCCTGCAGGGCCAGTGTCGCCTTTCGCGCCGGGAGTGCCTTGCGGGCCAGTCGCGCCAGTATCTCCCTTGTCGCCCTTGAGATCGGCAACGGAGATCAGGCTTTGCCACGTCCGCCCGCCGTCGGTGCTGTACTGGATGTAGCCGTCCGCTACGCGCAAGCCAATGCTTTCGCTGCCGCCTGTCCGCGCTGCCTCGTTGATTGCCGCCACGAGGTTGGCCTTGGCGTCGGTCGTCAGGTCGGCAAGGTCGCCGATCTGTTTCTGCAAGTCGTCCAAAGTCTTCTGATCTACAGGCGTAAACACATAGTCTGACGGCTTATTACGCCTATTGACTTCAAAAGTCTTTTCGATTTTTGTATAGCCATCATCGGGATTCCCTGACCATGCGAAAACAACCAGCGGAGAACAGGATTGCAAAAGCCCATCCGGTATGATTGCAAAGCCGCCAGACACATCAACGTCAATCGTGCGCCCGTAAAACCGATTCTGATAATGCACACGCTTGATGCTTTCATCGTCGATTACGACTTTTCGGCCAGTGTCCCACTGATACAGTTCGCCACGCCCGTCCGCAAGTTTAATTGTCGCCATTAACGCTCACCTCGTCTTCGCTTTCCAGCTCAAATCTCTCGGTTTCCTCGTTCCGCTTACGCTTGATAATATCGTCAGCCTGCTCGCCGAGACCGAGAATAAAGCAAAGCTGCTCCGTAACAGTTTCATCATCGAGATATTCGGCCGCTGACAAAATCATGTTGATTTCTTCGCTTTGATTGATGATTTTAGAACGTTTGAAACTAACTTCATCTTCAATTCCGGCGATTGCAAGAATCTTTTGCACAAAATCGATAACGCAATATTCGTACATATCCGCCTTGCTGTCAAGCGGCTGATAAGCTGCGCGAATTTCAGTCGCCGTTTTCGCCGCAGATGACAAGCCGGCAACGTTCAGGCACTGAAAATCTTCGTACAGCCTCGTTTTGATTGTTGAAATCGCCGTGTCGGAAGCCTGAAACGGCGTTTCAACAGTGTGTGCTTCGACCTTTGCTCCGCCGCTTCCGTCACCATCAACGTGGGCTACGTGAACGGTTTTCATGCGCTCGATGAATTTCTGATCGTCCTCGTCGTCCATCCCTCCGCAGTTTGTAATTGCCCAATAAATATAATTGCCTTCGTCGACGTTGTTTACAAGGTTACTATTCAGCAGGTCAAAGGCATCAAGCGTTCCCTGCCGTCCAACAAGCTCTGACTGCTTTTTGTCGTTACCATAAAGCGGGACAATCGGGAACGCCGGATAATTATCGCCTTCAAACACTTCGGTGTTGTCCGCAGCGTCCTTCGCATCTCCACGACGTTTAATGATATAAGGCCGCTTCCCACCATCATCGGCGGATTTGATTTCCGCTCCACTCTGCGCGACGTAATCCGTGTATCCATCGATTTCATACAGTGTCGCTCTGAGCGGCTTATCTTCCGCCACCTGCCACCAGCGGATGCCAGCTTTCAACGCGCCGTCCATTTCGTCATACAGCGGCACAAATTCTGTCAGCGAGAACACATCCAAATGGTCATAATTCCAAAAGCCGAAAGATACGCCGCCGATAAGCGCCTCTTTACCTGCCTTTTGCAACTGACTATCAAATTCATAGCGATTGCTATGCATTTCTTTATCGCCGCCGGAAAGCCGCTGTTTCGTATCGTCCTTGCCGAACATCGCGCCATTGCCAAGAAGATACTGGTTTTCCTGCGTTACCGCGAAATTAAAAAAGTTTGATGCGATCTTGTGGTTCGCGCTCCATGCGTCCGCGTGTGCCTTACCACGAAGATCATAAAGCACTTTCTGATAATGCATGATTTTTGGGTTCAATCCGCGATAGTACTGCTCCGCCAGCGATGCAGTTTTATACGCAAAGCTGCTTTTGTGCTCCCCGATCGCCGCCAGAATGAAACCCATCCGCGCCGCTTCATTATCGCCGAGCGCGGTCAAGTCCTGATACGTCTTTATGTTTACCACCCCGTTAACTCAAAATGGATTGATATTTTTCTAACGTGCTGTTTTTCCTCCACAGCCGCCGCACCTGGCTTGCCACGCTATCCGGTGCATCATCGTGTTCAGCGTTTTCGTTGTAATCGCAAATTTGGTCGATAAATTCTTTATCAGTCCCGCTGACGAAATAAACGTTGTTCCATTCAGCTTTCAGATACGATGTGATTTTCAAAAACTTGTTCATATTCTCGTGGTAGGTAACAGCACGTTCACCACGCTTGCGCAGTTCTTTCGCCAAATATCCTTTATCGCCGTTGTCCTCGCAGTAAATTCTACCAGCATTGAAGCGCTTGCGCAAGCCCTGTATCTCGTCGAGGCAGTCATCTACGTGTTTACGCCACAAGCGCCCGTAAAAATAGTAATTGCCATTGCGCTTTGACACGATGGTAAATGCGGTATAATCTTCGCCGCCATATGCAGCGTCGATATGGCAATCGCCCTGTTCAACCAGCGCTGTGTCACAATCTGTGCGCGGGTTGGAAAAAATAACGTCCTCTTCTGCTACATGACGTAATTCGTAGTTCGCGGCGAACAGAGACGCGGTCATGCTTGCCTTAATTTGCTCCAAATCTTCCGGCGGGATAAGCCCGGTTTGATAGCAATCAAAGCGCTCGATGTTCGGCATCAGTGTAAACGCATCTTCTTTGTGCCAGGGCGTGCCGGTGTTATAGATTCTTCCGCCCCTGTTTATGATGTTCCGCAACTCTTGATATATCAGCTTCGTGCGGTCACGCTCTGCCTTGCTTATGCGGTCTTGCACATTGACAATATCATCCGTGAATATTCTGTCAAAGTGTTTACCAGTCAAGGAACCGCCCATTCCCAAACCGACAAGCTGTGCCGTGCCTCGAATGTCGGTGGACAGGTTCGTGCTGATTTCATTTGCCGTTGCCGTTGTCAACCTCAAATCACATCCATAAATGCACTGCACAAAATAGCGCATCTGCTGACTTTGCAAAATCTTCTTTACCTGTGAAATGACTTCTTTGATGTCGTTGTCCGTCTTCCTCATAAACAGCGTTTTGCAGTTTGGAAGCAATACCATAATCAGAGACAGGGCGATGGAAACACAAGTTGTCTTGTAGGAACCTAACCACGGTGAGCCTGCAACGTTTTATCCTCTTTTCCTCTAACCATATCAATAATCCATCCGTTGTGCAATTTTGTGAGCTTTGTAAAACCAACAATATGCCCGAACTTATACGGATTGTTCAAGAGAAACTCAACCGCTTCTTTTCTCACCATATTTTAATCACCTCCTATTTTTTTCTAACAAAGATTCCTCAATTCTCTTTTTGGCTATGTTGAAATAACCCTCATCAAGCTCAATACCGATAAAGCGGCGGTTAGTGTTCACGCAAGCCACACCCGTACTACCACTACCCATTGCAAAGTCAAGGACAATTTCACCCTCATTTGTGTATGTGCGGATAAGGTATTCAAGCAAAGCAATAGGTTTTTGTGTTGGATGTTTTGACTTGCTTTTGTCTGTGGAGAACTTTTGTATACTTCGTGGGTATCTTTTTCCATAATTCTTTGTTTGCACTTTTGGAACATTCCCAGTAATGTCTCCGCTTGTTCCTTTTCCAGAAACATACGATTTGCCCTCTGTCATTTGTGGGAAATATTTGTGTGTTGACTTGCTGAAAACAGAAACAATTTCGTGTACTTTATACGGCTGATATTTGCATAGCATAAAGTTTGCGCCTTGTTCTTTTTCCCATATCCAATCATACTTGAAATGCTTGATGTTGCTCATTCTCAAAGCGGAGGAAAACGGTTCACTTCCAAACAAACAGATTGCACCATTCGGCTTTATAATTCGGTTCAACTGTTCCCACATCGGTTCAAACGAAATAACGCTATCCCACTTGCAAGCGGTTGTTCCATACGGAGGGTCAGTCAGCACCAAATCCACCGTGCCATCTGGAATGCTCTTCATCAATTCAAGGCAATCGCCCTGCCATAATTCAATCGGTTTCACCTGTAACCATTTCCTCCACTTCGTCAATCACGCTTTTGTCAACGTCTGCGACCATGACTTTATCAACCGGCTTTTCACCCGCCGTGTCGCGCAGGACTTCAAACGCCTTGACATCGCCTTTAAGTGCTTTTTGCATAAGTTGCGCAGACAATAATTCGCTTCCGGTTATTTTCCCGTTTTTTGTGTCATACTCTTGCGCCAACAAATCATTCAGGCAATCTCTAAGTAATTTTTTTTTGCGCCGAGCCTCTCCGGATGCAATTCCGCCTTTTTTGCCGCGTTTTTTTGCTTCTTCTTTGCTTAGTTCTCCAGGCCTAATTGGGCGTAAATTTTGTTCATTTCCCATTTAATCACATCCATTACACAATCTTTTTCATCGGTGTTTTTGCAAAAATATAATACCCCAAAACAATAGAAACTTCCGTAGTTACGAAAAGCCCTGCAGAAGCAACAAAAAACGGAGCGTTGCACGCAAAATTAAGCTCAAACCCAATCACAACGGAAACGCAAAAAGAAACAATAATTGACTTGATAAAAAACGGCAGGTTTTTCCCAGCGCCATATACAACAACCGCATACGCCGTGCCTTCTGCCACAAGCCCGAACACAACATCAAACACGCCCAACGTGCTGAACATATTTGCAATAGCAATGCCAAGCAAGACGCCAACCGAATAGTCTTTTTTGATAAGCGGAAGCGCGACCAAAAGATTAGCAATTCTAAATTGAAGCGCGCCAAAAGAAAACGGATTAATCATGCAAAGGGCGACATAAATCGCCGCTACAATCGCCTGTTTACTCATTTTTTGAATCTTGTTCATTTTTTACATCCTTTGCCAAATAAATTGTGTGAATTATTATAAGCGCTGTATTTAAAATACACGTACTTACAGAACCAATCATATAACCATATATTACAAAGAGCAGAGCACCAATTATATTTATTTTTCGTATATTATTTTCTTTTTTTGCCAAAAAAGATAACAATACAAAAATTGTTGCTGTTATTCCGATCCATTCCATTACATTTGCTCACTTGCTTTGTAGTTCTGCATTTTTATCCACTCCTGTATATTGTGCTTGTTAAGCTCTTTGTATCCTTTACTGCGGCCTTTGATGCTTTTGCTAATCAATCTGCTGCCTGTGAATTTGTATACAGTCGCAAATCTACCACCAGACAAGCACGCAGAGCTATCAACACTATCAAATGGTATTTTTGTTTCGTTAAGGTTTGACAATCTCGTATACCCAAGGCCGTGCACTTTCGCATCATATCCATGAGCAATATCAACCATTTGCTTTAACAGCTTGTCATTTTTTACCCACCTACATTCTTCGGTCAATCCGCTTGCACCTATTGCGACATATTTATATTCTTTACACATTTCTCGCCACCTTGCAAGCCCCCGGCAAGCGTGAAAAACAGGAATGCACTGCTTGTTAGTTTGCGCTTCCAAATAAGCAGTTAGTTTTTTTGTTTGTTAAACGCCAACCACTGTATCTAAATCCAGTTCAAAAAAGTATTTAATATCATATTGATTTATAAACGATATGTATTTGTTTATGTATTGCTTCCAATCAACTTTTTTGCCGCTGTTCATAAACGTAAAGGCGCCACTGTCTAAAAACAAAGTTCCTACTCCGTTTAAAATCTGTCTTATTCTCGCTTCTGGTTGCTTGTGCAAATCATAAAAAGTTTGCAACACAAAAGGCGAATGAAAATCAATATATTCTTGCGGACAGTCAAGAGCGATGTTTCCGGCTAAAAAAATATTCATGTGTTTTGCACCATTGGTTTATATCCGTTTTGTTCTAAAAGTTTTGCAACAAGCTGTGTTTCTTGTTGACTGTTACAATCAACTGTTACTCTATGCGTTCCTTTTTTTGCTCTTGCTTGCACTTCGTCGGCCATAAGGCTTTCAAGCTCTTCGTCGCTAAACAGCTCATCAATTTTCCAGTCAAAATCAAACGCCGACAAATCGACCTCACCAAGCTCTTCCGCGAGCAAATCCATATCCCATGCGCTCTCGTTGCTCTTGTTGTCCACCAACCGGAGGGCGTTCACCTGCTCCGGTGTCAGATCGTCCACGCAGACGCAGGGAACGGTTTTCATGCCCAGCTTCTTTGCGGCCAGCGCCCGGCAGTGCCCAATGACAATTACACCGTCCTTGTCGATAACCACCGGCTGCACAAATCCGTACTGTTTGATGGATTCTGCCACGTTGGCAATCTGGGTTTTATCATGCTTTTTTGCGTTTTTGTCATACGGTGTAATTTCGCAGAGTTTCTTATACACAACGTTCAATTTCATTACCTCCAAATGAATTATATCATGTTTTTCCTACGCAAGCAACAAGAATCCGCCTGCCAAAAGGCAGACGGCAAAACTATAGATTGTAAAATGCATTGTAAAGCTCGTCGGCATTTTCGAGAGTTCGGTTGAATTTATATGCCTCCGACGCTTTTTTGATTCGATCGTTCAGGGCAAGCGCGCTTCTCTCCAAAAACTCTACTTCGCTCTTATCGCTTTTATATGCGCGAGAAAGCTGTTTTTTTAGCTCCACACCGGTTTTTCTGTCGATAACGCCATTATGATACGCCTTGTAAATAATCCGCAGAGCGGTGTAAAAACAAGCGTCTGCGATGTCAAGGCCATGCGGCATATCTTCGTCATTCATTGCAGCGCGTTCAAACCGAAATTCAGTCGGCATTGTGCTCACCCTCCTACAATATCGATCTCATACTCCTCGCGCAGCACGCGGATCAGGTCGGGCGCTGATACATAGCCGTCCCGCACGCTCTCCGACAGCGCCTCGACTTCGCGCCAGATGCGCTGCAGCTGCTCCGCGCACATGCCCTCTTTGTCCAGCAGGGCGGTAAAAAAGATCGCCAGCGTCACCCGGCAAGCATCAGCCGTTGCCGCATCCTTTGCGCGCTGCACGTCTGCCTGTGTCGCCGGTCTCCGGCGCGGGTTAATCCGCTTTGGCATCGCCGTCACCGTCCATCCTTTCCTGAGTCTCAAAGTAAAAAGCAATCGGTTTTTCTGCCTCGATGAGATTGCCATAAACTACGCCGACCTTGTAGATATAGTTCCCGCGCAGCTTTCGCGGGATTTCTGCGATGTACCGTCTAAATGTCTCAAGCGAATTTGCACGCTTGTAGTGATTGCACATCCGGCAGGATGGCATGAGGTTGTCAAGGTCATCTGCTCCAGCGTCCTCAATCCACCACGCCCTCAACGGTTGAAAATGGTCTACTTGCATATCCTTGTAGGCAATTTCTCGTCCACAATACGCACAATGTCCGCCATACTTTCTGTAAACTGCTTCACGCTTTGATTTGCTAATTGCCATCCTTCATCGCCTCCAAATCAATCAAGCGCATCACTATCACCGTCCATCCTCACACCGTAGCCACAAAAGTCGTCCGGGCCTTCGCGGTCGAGGTGTACTGAGCACCATCCCAGCCGCGGCTTATTGTAGGATCGGCAGTGACGGCAGTGCACCACCGGCGCAACGTCGGCGTCCTCTTCGAGCATTCGTAGCCAGTCACAGTCTGCCGGTTCGCAAGGCTCATCGGAATAGAGCTGGTTGCAAAAATCGCATATGATTACCCGCGCGGTTTCAATTTTCGTGTATTCAGCCATTGTTGTTCTCCTCCCCATTGAACCACTTCCGCAATTTATGAGCGCACGAAACACACAGCTCGTATTCCTCGGCGTTTGCGCCTGCCTTAACCCGCCGCGTACCGACATAGGTGACGGAGTTGGGCGGGTTTATCTCCGCTCCGCAGCGGTCACACACTCTCTTTGTCGCCATTGTCAGACCTCCTCCACATAGCACCAGCTTTGCGGTGCTTTAGTAATCGCCACCGGAACCATGCAATTTTCATCATAGCTACAGGCTGTGCTTTCGTACCCGCTTTTGCTGCATGATTTGCATTTTTTCTGAGTGTGAAATTCTGCCAGTTCCTTCGGCGTATCGTAGATTTTAAGGTCGGAGATGTGCCAGCCGTAGCCGGTTCCCTTTAGGTAGTTCACAATTTCTTCCCGTGTCAGGCGGGCTTGTTTTTCTACGTCGTCCGGTGCATAGTTGAGAGGCGCGAGCCCATAAATCTGGTTGCAGATGAACTCGCCTATGATCTTACCACTTCCGATTTTATCAAATGCATTGTGGCTGTGATCGTCAGCATAAGAATAACGCTTTCCAGTCCAAAAATGATTATTCTTATCTTTTGTGCAGTAGATATAGCACTTGAACGGTGTCTCCAGTTTCGGGCGCGTCTTGCGCACCTCAATCGTCTTTTCACCGCTGGCAATCTTTTCGCACCACTTTGGGCGGATGCTCAGCATGACAGCCTTACTCATCATTCATCGCCTCCAATGCTTCCACCGCCTCCTCGCGGGTCAGGAATACGGTCTTACCGACATCACGCGCATCTATAACACCGCAACGTGATGTGTTCAACATAGTCCTCCCATTAAGTGTGCTTATATCTGTCACAGTAAAACTGCAAACTTGCTCATCCGGGTAATTGTAGAATGTCCAAAGCTCGTCTCCCGCCTTGCACGGCAGCACCACCACGCGCCCGGCCTTGTCTGCTTCCGCCAGCTCGAGCAGCCTCTCAGCCGGAACGCCAAACGCCGAGATCACTTTCGCCTTTGCCATCAGTTTCGCCCCTACAACGGCGTCGTTGACTTCCTCCGGCGTCAGCCCCGTGTCCTCGTATGCTGCAAGACGCATCATTGCCTGATCGGCGTCCCCAGTCGGAATTATGTGGACGTGTCCGCCTACTATTTCGTATCCAGTCAGTCTCTCCATCACTCCACCTCCTGCATCCAGAACTGGCGGCGGCAAACCGCGCAATCATTATTCGGGCACCCGTTCGCACTCCAGGATTCATCGACAAAGCAAGGCGAAACGTCCACGGTTCGGGAACGCTTGTCCATTTTGGCGTTGGGATACACACTCAAAAACACATCCTGCCGCGTCTTGCGCGGATGCTCCTTCGACCACTGTTCCACCACCGAAACGGTTTTTTCGAGAAGCTCAATGACGTTATCACATTTGTTACCGTGATACTGGCACTTTGCGCAATCATTGGACGATTCACACATCCGCCGGAATTCGCTAAAAAGTTCTGCCACGTCCATGCTTACACCCCCATATCTTGCATCGCCTGCCGCATAAACGATAACTGCTGGCGTAGGTCGTCGATCGTGCGTTCCTGCCGCGCCATTTCTGCGGAAATCGCCAGCGCCTTGCGCCGCTCGTTGCAGAACATAGTTTCCGCTTTCTCGCGCAGCTCGTGCTCCTGCTCGGCGTAGTCGCACAGCTTGCTGACAGCGTAGCGGGCGGCAGGGGAGAAGTCTGCGCTCGAATGCGGCCGATTCAGCAACTCGCGCACCTTCTCGATTGGATTCTCCATCATGCCACCCCCAGTGCCGTGAAAATCACGTGAAACACCCACCCGGCCAGCGCGATGCCGCCGAGGAAGCTCGCACAGACGATGCCGTCCTCGATGCCCCAGACAATGTATTTGCGTGCCTTTGCTCGCGCGCGCGGATCTCCGAATACTTTCATTGTTGTTTCCCCTTTCCGGGCGGTTTAGCCGCCGCCCACCGGCTTTTTAGTTATTCAGCCTCGTAAGCTGTTTTTGCATCTTTCAGGCGCTGAAATGTGCCAACGACCTCACAGGATTCATTGGTTACCTCGAATACACGTTTCCACGTACCACAAATGCGGCGGTCAACGGACGCGATCTTGAATTTGCCATCGTCACGAACATACACCGGCGAAAGATAAACGCCTTCATTTGTCTTACGAAATTTGTGAATTTCCATTTTAATTTCCTTTCCGGCCTCGCGGCCTGTCGTGTTTTCCCTTTGATGATTATAATATACACTATTTTAGCTCTATTGTCAACACTTTTTTGAAAAAAATCAAATTTTTCTGTAACTAACTTTTTCTCCAAAACGATCATAGTTACGCAAAAAATATAGTGTTTTCAATACTTTGACGGCTTTTCAGGGTGTAACCAAAACCAAAAAACCACGTTTACATATTATATATTTCTAAAATAAAAAATATATCTTTTTAATTTTTATAAAAAGTTAGTTAAATAGTTACAAAATACATAAAAAAGAGTAAGAAATATAGTAATATCAACGGTTTGCGGGGTGTAACCAACTATGTAACCAAGCGTAACTAAGTATGCAAAAATAGCTACTTGGTTAAAGCGGAAGCTCTTCTTCCGCCTGGCCGGAGATACGTTTCCAATACTTCTGCACGCCGTATTCTCCCATTCTTTTCGCGTTCGGCTGCTTTTCCCAGTCAGGAAAAGACTGCATAATCAGGCTAATGTCTTGCGATTCTTTGCGCGTCGGCTTGAGCGGATCGCTGTGAAGGGCTTCGCGCCAAAGCTGGATAATGCAAACCTCGTCCTTGCAATCGAGATACTCTTTTATAAGCCCAATTCGGTAATCATCCTCAACGGCGCGATCTTGTGCAGCGCGGATTTGCGAAACAAGAGAACGATCCGCATACGGTGCAAGATTCCCCGAAAAATATAGATTTAACGCCTCTGCCCAGCACTGACGGATATATGCCTTGATTTCGTCCTTGTGTTCAAAAAGCTCGTACCCGCTCTGATTGACTTTCACCGGGTAAAAACGGCGGTTCCCTGTCTTGTCGGTCAAAAACTGCTCTTTATTGGTCGTCCCGATGAAGATACACTGCCTCGGATGATCGGTAACTCGTTTGTCGAACGGCATCCGATAACGGTCGTTTTGCCGCGTCAGATAGCTTTTTACTGCTTCCTGTTCTTTTACGCGGGTCATTGCCAAAAGTTCCGACACTTCGCAAATCCACGCCCCCTCGACCGCTTCAATGCCGCGCTGACCGTCAAATTCGTTGACCTCGGAAAAGTATTCGTCCTCCAATGCCAGCCACCGGACAAGCGTGCTTTTGCCCTCCCCCTGTTTTGTGCCGATCAAAACCGGCATATCATCGAATTTGCATCCAGGATTGTAAAGGCGATTGATTCCACCAGCAAAAATTAACCGGCTTACCTCGCGCGTATATGGGGTATCCTCGCACTTTGTCCACGTGTGCAAAAAATCATAGATTCGGCTCTGCCCGTCCCATCTGATATAGCCTACAATATCCCGTACAGGATGATAGCGGTTCTCGGCCATGACGATCCGCAAAGCATCGTCCGATTTTTGAACGGAATGAAATCTATACTTTTTCTCGATGTATCGCCGCATTTCGGCATCGTCGGCATCCGTCCAGCGCTCCATCTTACCATCAACCAATTTTTCCGGCGAGTATGTAAGTTCATTGAATTTCAGGCCTGCAAATTTCGGGTCGTTCTCCAACACCTGTAAAAAGTTGTCCACGCTTGAAAGCGGCCTACCGTTAGCGTCAAAATCCAAGCTAATTGCAGACCGTTTTTTTGCGTTCTCTCGTTTGTAGTCAGCCGAAATCTTGTCAATCGCTTTCGTGTATGCCTTGAAAAGCTGTTCAAATTGTTTTTGGATTCCAAGCTGATTTGCCTTGATAATCAGCGCCGTTGACAGCCTGATGCGTTCTTCCTCCGGCTCTTCTGCAAGATTGTCAAGCATATCAACCCTAAGCAGATCAAATGGGTTTGTGATTTTCTCGATTTGCTCCAGACTAAGCATTTTTTCTTATCTCCATTTCTGCCAAATATAATTCGTATTCTGCCAGGTCTTTCTTTTTTAGCGCATTTGCATACTCATCCGTAATTGCATCCCCATCTCTTTTTGTTATTTTTCTGATAACCGTTAAGTCCGGCTGATTTCATTTCAGTCGGATAATCAATATAGCATTCGTTGAGATCAACGTTTCCGGAGATTCCGGATGAGCTTCCTGTCGAGCTTTTCTGCCATATGCTGTAGCTTCCGCTGTATGAAGGTTTGCTTACTCCGTAATGCGCTACCCATATCGAATAGCGTTTCCGTATGTTTTCATCAGTGTAAGCTGTAAGCAGACTGCTTGACATATAAAGTCCTGCCCAGTAACCGGCTTTTTCCAGAGTATCAAGAAATGCACGGATTATAGCTGAAACAGCCGCTTTTCCAAGATTCAGCTGACGTTTTTCCTCAATATCCACGAAAATCGGATATTCAAATTTCTTGCCTTTTATAACCTGTAGGAATACATTTGCCTCTGTAACTGCTTCGTCGGGAGTAACTGCATATGAGTACCAATATGCTCCGCATGGAATATTCCTCGATTTACAGCCGTTATAGTTGGCTTCTAACTTTTTGTCTTTCTGTGATGTCTCTCTGCCGTATCCGGCACGAATGATGCAGAAATCAGTATTGATACTGCTCCAGTTTATGTCTCCCTGCCATTCTGAAACGTCCATGCCGTTTTTTGTCATATAAAAACCTC